TAATGCTGTAGGTAATCCAACAGCTTCTAGATTAAGTTTAGTATCTCCTACAACACGACACTTAATTCATTTTGGTACAGAAACAGTTATAGGTAACGCAAGTACACAAGATGATATGTTTATTAGATTTTCTAATTCAGAAGAACTTAACTTATATACTACACTAGCTACTAACACAGCCGGTTCATTTAGATTACAAGACGGAACGCGGATCGTATCAGCGTTAGTTGCTAAGGAAAATATTCTAATTTGGACAGATAACGCTTTATATACAATGAAATTTGTAGGAGCTCCTTTTACATTTGGCTTTGAACAAGTAGGAACTAACTGTGGATTGATTGGTAAGAACGCTGTTACAGAAATAGATGGTGTTGCTTATTGGATGAGTAACAATGGTTTCTTTGGTTTTGATGGTACTGTTAAAACACTAGCATGTAGTGTTGAAGATTATGTATTTGATGATGTTGATACAACTAAAGGTCAACAAATTTGTGCAGGTTTAAATAACTTGTTTACAGAAATTACTTGGTGGTATCCATCAACAGGATCTGATTTTAATAATAGATATGTAAGTTATAACTACGGAGTTAACAACGCACAGGTACCTATGGGTAACTGGTACACAGGAACTAATGCTAATGCTATTAGAACAACTTGGATTGATTCTTTAATATATCCATTACCTTATGCAACTTCTTATAGCTCTAGTGGTACAGGTAATTTTCCTGCTGTAGTAGGTCTAAACGGTTTAGGTAGTAGTACATTATTCGAGCACGAAACGGGGACCGATCAAATTAATCCTGATGGTTCAACTACAGCGTTAACTTCATTTATTGAATCTTATGATTTTTCTTTACAAACAGATCAAGGTGCAGCTGAGTTTTTTCTAGCCATGAGAAGATTTTTACCTAACTTTAAAAATTTAATAGGAGATGCATTAATAACTATATCAGTTGCTGACTTTCCTGCTGATCCTAATACAGCTACAACTTTAAGTCCCTTTACAATTAGCTCATCTACGACTAAGATAGACACAAGAGCTAGAGGAAGATATGCTGCTTTAAAAATACAGAATACAGGAGCGGGTCAATCGTGGAGATTTGGAACGTTTCAAGTTGATTTACAACCAGATGGAAGAAGATAATGCCTAAAGTAACAGTAAGAATACCAGAACCAAAAAAAGAATACGAAGTAGATAACCAAAGACAGATTAATAGATCTATTGCATTAATTGTAGAACAATTAAACTCTACATTCTTAACAGAACAAAGAGAAAATCAAGAAAGGTTTACGTGGTTTTATGGCTAATATTTATAAAAAAGCAAATACTGATTTAATAACTGGTACTCAAAAAGATGTTTATGTAGTTCCAAGTAATTCTAGATCTTTAGTTAAGTCTATTCATATTTATAATGAAGGTGCTGGAGATGCTGTAGTTACAATTAAAATTGAATCAACTGGTGTAACTTATTTTTATCAAAAAAAAACTATAGCAGCAGATGCTCATCATGAATTTATTGTNAATATATTANTNTTAGAAGAAAANGATAANTTAAAAATGNTNTCAGATATTACCGGACCNGATATAACAGTNAGNTTATTAGAAANNAANAGAGAGGATAGATAATGCCGTTTACNGAANNNAAAGCTAGTATAAGATATGAGACNATTAATGGTACAAGAACACCAGTTTTAACNCCTGAAACAGAGGTTACTTTAACTAACATGAAAACAGGTCAAGAGTATATGTCGGANGGCGAAGCGTTGTCAGATGTACAAAATAAAGACACAGCTACTAAAGCAGAAGATATAAAAAGAGACGTTAAAATCATTGTAGAACATGTACCTTTAGGAGGGAATACTAAATTATAAATTATTGACTAGGAGCTAAAAACCTAGTAAATTGCTAGTTACGACATTATTTCAAGTTCTTAACTTGCACTTCAAACACAGAAAACATTATGGGATTTTTTAAAAAAATAACTAGACCAATATCCAGAGTATTAGATAAAATAATACCTAACGAAATTAAACCTGCATTACCTTATCTTGCAGCGGCTGCACCTTTTTTTGGACCTACATCAGCTATGATGGGAGAGGGTATGTTAAGAAGAGCATTAATTTCTGGCGGTTTAAATCTTGGTGGACAACTTGCACAAGAAGGAAATGAAGGAGAAGTTAATCCTTTATCTTTAGCTTTAGCTTCAGGTATTGGTGCACTATCGGCGCCAGGAACTGCAGGAACAAAAGCAATGGGAGTTGATAAATTTGGTAAGACTATTTATAGTGGAGGAACTCCAAGTGCAGGTACATATTTAAAAGGTCTTTCAAATTCAGGAGGAATAGGAGATCAGGCATTAAACTTTTTAGGAACAGGCGCAGATAAATTACAAGGGTTAAAAGAAGGTTTAGCAGCAGATGGTATCTTTAGTAAAGCTGGCGCTAAAGCTTTATCCATCCCCGCAACGCAGGCAACTATGGATTTAGCTTATGCAGATCAAGTAAGATTAAACAAACAAGATATTATCGACGATGCATTAGGAGGTTTAAGTGAAGGATTTTCAAATGAAGATGCATCAAATGCAATTAGATTATCTATGTTAAGATATGGATTTAGTGAGGATGAAATTGTTGAAACTATTACATCAGCTGGTTATAAAGCTGGTGGTAGAGTAGGTTTTGATAGTGGTGGTGATGTAGAAGTAGGAATTATGAGTATCAAAGAAGCAGCTGAAAATTCTCCAATGAGTAACGAAAGTGTTCCTCAAATGTATGTATCAGATTCAGCTGGTGTTATTCCACTAGCAGATGGTGATGCTGTTAAAGGAAAAACTATGGACATGATGGCTATGGGAGCAATAGAGCCATATGGTAAAAATGATTTTAGAGATGAAGATGGATATGAAAGATTTATAGAAATATTTACAGAATTTAAAAATAGAAGTGATCAAAAAAATAAAGAACTTAATTCTGAAGGTATAAAGAATGGCGGTATTATAGGTTTAAATATGGGAGGAAGTGTGTTACCTTCTGGAAGAGAAATGGATTACAGACAAGGTGGAATGATTCCTATGGGATCCAAAGAGAGAGCTGACGACGTTCCTGCTAGACTTTCTAAAAATGAATTTGTAATGACAGCAGATGCTGTTAGAGCAGCTGGTGGTGGAAGTGTTAATCAAGGAGCAAAACGAATGTACAATTTAATGAATAACCTAGAGGCAAGAGCATAATGGCTGAAACTACTACAATAACAAGACCCTCACCGATTATAGAAGGTTCACTTACAGCCTTTTTAAAATCAATAGATAAATTAGGAGCAGGTGCAGTACCTACAAATTTTGCTGGAATTAATACAGCAGCTTATGCACCAACGATTGCAGCAGAGTCTTCACTTCAACAACAAGCGAGAACCGCGGCTGGTGGATTAGGTTCACTTACTGGACCACAAGCTTACCAACCTTTTATGTCTCCATATCAACAAGAAGTTATTGATACAACAATGACAGCTTACGATCAAAATGCAGCAATGAAACAAACAGGTTTAAGAGATGCAGCCATTCAATCTGGAGCATATGGCGGTGGTAGAGAAGGTGTACAAAGAGCATTATATGAACAACAATCAGATTTAGGTAGAGGACAATTACAAGCTCAATTACAAGCACAAGCTTTTCAACAAGCACAAGCAGCGGCAACACAAGATATGGCAGCTCAACAAGGTTTAGGTACTTATCAACAATCAATTGGTCAAGCAGGTCAAGCTCAACAACAAGCAGTGCTTGATGCAGCGGCGGCCGCGGAGCGAGAAGAACAGTTTCAACCATTTACACAATTAGGATTAATTGGTCAACAACTTGCACAGATTCAACCAGGAGCATTCCCGACTCAAACAGTAGGATATGCACCTCCAGCACCAGCAGCTAGTCCATTATCTACAGCTATTGGTACTGCAGCAGGACTTGGAAGTATTGGATCTAAATTAGGATTATTTGGATAATGAGTAGAATTTTAAGAAGACCTATGTTTAGAGGAGGTAAAGTTGTTTCTAGTTATGGAAATGGTATTGCTTCTGGATTGACAAATAAACCTAAAAGAGGTTTAGTAAATGAACCAGGTGGATATGCTGGTGAAAAAAAGGGTATGGATTTTCTTTTTGAAAATCAACAAATTCCATATA